CTTGTGGAGAATATGGCAAGATTGAAATAGTGTTTTATCTTTTCTAGAAGCAACACCAATCCGTGTTAGTGTTTCACGGACTTTTAAGAAATCATCTTGTTCTTGTAATGTTACTTCCACCAAATCCTTAACATCAATCATATCACCCGCCTTTGTCTGTTTTTCTTTTTATTTCAGCGATTTGTTCATCAGTAAGAATACGCAAGGCTTCTTTAGCCTTTTGACTGGAGTAACCAAAGTATGTTTTAACGCAATCAATATTCTCATCATTCTTGGACTTTTGCCACGGAGCGAACTTCCGTTTCATAGGTCTAATACTATTTAGAAGATACTGGTATTGCATGTCTTTGTCCGTAGAAGGCCAAAGGTTCATCTCATTGGCATACAACACACAATCAATATGGTATGATAGAGAACGATTGACTATGAAAGGCGCATAGTCCTTGAAGTCAAGTTCATCATCTGGTTTCTTGGTATGAAGAACCAGGTTTACAAAGTCGAATGGTGTCATTTGAATTCACATTCAACCATAATTTCTGTGAGACAAGCAATAAGATTAATTTCATGGTCAGCCACAAATGCTGCCTGATATTGATACTTGGCAAGGATAAGAACCAATTGAGGTACCGAATTGGCTTTCAATAGTTCATATAAACCATCATACAATTTACGGAAGATGCGTGTAGGATCATTGTCCAAGTTCATGGTGACCCATTTACGAGCACCAGCAAAGTCTTTATCTTTGAGTGATTTGGTTAATTCACCAAGTTGAATATCTGAAACTGAGGCAAGAATACCTTTGTCAATATTGCCAGATATACCATATCGTTGTAACTCATTAAGAATACGGCGATTATCAGGAAAATGTTTAGTGACAACAGCAGCAACAACCTCTTTATCATAGGTGATGCCTTCTTCTTTTAAGATGGATTCTACACGCTTAAAGAATTGTGTGGCCATCTTGGCTTTAGAACCATTTGGCTTAACATCAATTACAGTACAACGAGAATGAATAGGATCGATAATCCTGTTCTTAAAGTTACAGGTGAATATGAAAGAACAGTTAGATGCAAATTCTTCAATACCTGCACGTAGGATAGCCTGTGCATTAGGCGTTAGATAGTCTGCTTCATCTAAGATAATGACCTTACGACCACCAGTCAAGGACATTGACGAAGCATAGTTTTTGATTTTAACACGAATGGTATCAACACCATTCTCATCAGAACCGTTAATGATAATATAATCACAACCTACTTCTTCACACATAGCACGAGCAACAGTAGTCTTACCGACACCTGCTGAACCCGCTAGAAGTAAATTTGGAATCTCTTTACGATTTACAAATTCCTGAAAAGTTGCCTTTAAGGCATCAGGAAGAATACAATCTTCAATCGTTTTAGGGCGATACTTCTCCACCCACAACATGTGTTCTGACATTCAAATTCTCCATAATATAATTAATTTTCATCGTGCCATTTAAAGCCAAGAAGATGCTTGGCAAAAAATCTGATGACGGCATTTGGTTTAGTGGGTCTATACACAAACATAGAGTCTGAGATTTCCCACTTACCAACATTCTTTGTAGAAGGCTTTATAACAAATGAGCTGGTTACAGGTTGTGACCAGCTCGTTGTACCACCACTATTAACAGTCAATAAACTTCCTGTATAAGTATAATTAATGATTGTTTGTTTCTTTCGCCATTCAGCAATCCATTCTTCAGCTGAAGTAAAATCCAAATCTAACGGAATTTGTTCTGTTAGAGGATAGAAGAATGATATTTCAAGTTGATGCATTATTTTGTGTTACGATAAACAAATTTATCATCACTAACACCAGTACCTTTTTTAAGTTCTTCAATTCGTTGTTTCAAAACATCGATTGTTGTATTGAAGTGTCCAGTACCTTCTGTTATTGGTTTGTAATAGTATCGGCTAAGTGTTTCCACTTCAGTCTCTAGTACAGCAATGTATTGTTCACGGGTAATATCAAATATTTGCATCACTTCACCTCAACCATACTCTCATATAGTGCTTCAAATTCTTTTGATTCAGCAACTTCAGTCTGAAAAGAATTCTTGTGTTGTGTCTTTGCCATACGCTTGAGAATCTTTTTAGGTACTTTCAATTCGTCATGTGCAATATCCACAATGTCTTTAATAGCAGCATTGTTACCATCATTCCTATGCAGATGAAGTACAACCTCATCTACATAACCTTTGAGTTTTTTCAATGCTTCATCATCATAGGAACCAAATAGTGTATTTACTTTAGTCATATTAATCCTTAGAATTATTAACTTCTGCTACAACAGCGTAATCATTTTCTTCACAAACAATACTACCATTTATAAGATTTATACCGGTATAACCGGCCATTTCACTTTTATTACCTTGACCGTCAACTTCAGGAATTTTAAATACTGCAACCACATGTGCTGAGTTAATAGCAACACGATTCTTGGTAACAGCATCAGTAACATAAAACATATTATTCTCCAAATTTAGATTCTTTGGCTTCAATTGCAATCCAATATTGCAAGTCACCTTTTTCATTGGCAAATGATGCCAAACCTTTTGATGAAACTTGTACATCATATGTACCAGGAATCATCTTAAAGTTTTCAACTAGAAAGACGGCTTTATATACTTTATCACTATCGGTTGTACCGATTTCGATTGTATTTGTGTGTGCTGAGTCATCTTTAGCATTAAAGCAGGTAACAGAGATTTTAGAACCATCAGATTCGAAAGCAATATTAGGAGAACCAAGTACAGCAGCATTCTTCAATGCTTGTGCTAGGTCTTCATCTTTAAGTTTAAAAGAACCATCAACAGATGGTAAAGTCAACTCTTTTTCTGGTGCCGAGACAATCATAGATTTTGCTGTCATACGATACTTAGTCTTAGAACGACCAGATTTAAATACTACATTATTGGAATCAAAATCCAATTCAGTATCTTTACCCAAGGAATGTACTGATAAGAACTGGTTCAAATCATAGATACAGAAATCTTGTGGAAAGTCATCTGTCAAAGTGGCTTTGGCAAGCACAGTCTTTGTTGATGAGATGGTGGCAATCTTATTGCCCGTTTTGAACTCAATGCCAGAATTAATTCCAGCAAAGTTCTTTAACACATTGAGTGTTTCATTAGATAATTTCATTACGATACTCCTTCATTCATTTCACTTATTATACTTGAACCATAAGATTTAGTCAAGCACTTAATCAAGTTAGCCTTTAAATCATCCAAAGTTCCTTGATTATCAATCATGTGGTCTATAGGACCACCAATCCAACTCCATTCTGATGCATGAACACCACTATTATCTTCCATAAACCTCAAGGCTTTTAGGTCACCTGTATTTGCTTTACCTGCAATATTATACCAATGTGGTTTAGTATCACGTTGTATTTCAATCAGAATACCATTCATATCATGTACAAATTGTATTTCATTTTGAAAACGAACATCAGTAATAACATAATGTTGTTCTGGATTACTCATAACATATTGTTTCATTTTGATAACCCAAAAGTTTTTATGAAACACATCACGACCAACTTCTGTACCCATTAACTGTAGAGCATATCGTGGTGTGAAGATTTTACTAAATTCTTTGGACCAAAATTCATCAGGTTGTTCACGCCAATCTCTTGATGCTTGTGTATCGCCTTCCAACATGTGGCGAGGCCAACCAAACATCTCAGCTGCAACATCTTTTACGCCTTTGGCAAAAGACAAAGGTGTGAAACCTATGTCTTTTAGTATGTCTCCTGCGGTGCCTTTACCTGAACCGATAAATCCAAGTAAGCCGACAATCATTACATTTCACCAACAAAGTTAGCAACAGCAGGCATATCACCTCTAAAGTGATATGTACCAATGTGGTCTGTTTTCATCCAAGGACACAGGTGAATTACACCACCAAGTTTACGCCACATCTGACAGAACATATAATCTTCTGAAAGATAACGGTCTGAACCACCACCTGTAATAGAATCTTTTGTGTCAATGACAGTATCAAAGAATGCTTGAATATAACGTGAACCATCAAAGTGTGCTTGACCTACATGGTCTGGTTTGTAACGAATCTGTGGATATGCTGCTTCCATTTTTGCAAAAACAGTACGGTTGACCAACATAAATCCTGTACCAATTTCTAATACTTCTAGTGGTTCAGTTA